CTTTGTTTTACACGATTAACCCTTTTATTGTACATTCTCCAATTAAGAGTGGAGAGACATTAGGCATCGTGCAGAGATTTGTGAGATTGAACCCGTCAACTAGTTCAGCATTAAAATTAGTAACTAAACCGAAGAATATTAGACGTATGTTGCGAATCTATTACACTAGGGAAGAGTGTGCACATACTGCTTGTGATTGTCAGCTCCACGTGGAAGGTATTTCAGCGGAGACGCTGGGATTCAAATATACGACAACTCAGTCTTCAAAGGAGCTGCAAGTGGCGGAGTTGTGTGCAGAGTTCGCTAGTCGGTATATAGCCTCTGGAGGAAAATTGTTTAAGTATGCGTCTGACCGTGATAAACATTATATAGAGATGCGGATACAACGAACTTTAAATATGAAAGTGATCCCACCACCGATACATGGTTTTAATTATTCAGAAAGTATTCCAAATTATAAGCCGCCTCCAATTGTTCATACTATGTTGAAGCGAATAGATTTAAGAAATCTCCCACGGGTGATGGAAGTTCCGTATGAGCGTATTAATTTTTCAGAGGTGTGGAAGCAAGATAAAGAGGGGGAGATACCGTCGCTAAAGACTTTAATTTTACGGAAGTATAGTGCTTACAGCATGGCGTTTGGGATGGAGCAAGGTAAACCCCATGTCGTGTCTAGTCAGGCGGATTTGTATCCCTACAAATTAGGAAATATACTCTTGGGCTATAACCGTCATACTCAGAAATGTATAGATCGAGCGAAAGACCCGCTAACTCACCTAAAACCAGCGATGGATATGATGTATGACAAAATGGGGATACATGAGTTTGGAAAAGAATATTCTTCTATTGACTTTGGGAAGTTAAAGGCTACTTATATGGGCTCGTCAAGTGGAATTCATCCGGGTCGGCCTGAGCGGCATGAGTTAGAAGGGGGAGTTCCTCTAGTGATATCAGCCCAGGGTAAGAAAGCAGAGAATTTTGAAGGAGATCTGGAAAAATTATTGAAGTTCCTCGAGTGTGGAGAGGAGTTTGAGGTTATGTTTTCTAGTACAGCAAAAAATGAGCACAAATATGATGAAGTAAAAAATCATTCTTCACCAGAGTTTATACAGTTCTGTCAAAAAGGGCGAGTATTTGTGATTCCTACGTCCACATTTATAATAGCAGAAAAATTAGTATCCACATTACGGATGGAAAAGGAAAGAGGTAAAGTAATACGGATAGGACAGAAATGGTCGTATGGAGGGGCGTTCGCGCTTGCGCGAGCGCTAGGGATTAATATTGCCAACGAGTGGATGAAGATATTGGTGGAGGGAGATGTTAAGAACTTTGATCAGACAGTGCAGGCAATATTTGTGCGCCTCTATATGAGTACTATGTTAATGCATGAGGATCCAAATAGTCCAGATTATGAGATGAAGAAGAAACTCTGTGAGTTTATAGCCACGCGGTTGGTTACGCGTTTGACGCGGTTATATGGAGATTTGTGGGTCTTACAGAAGGGTGGGGTTCCATCAGGAAGTTTTAACACCTCTCATTTGGATTCATGGACTATGGGCCTTTACTATTTTCTGTTTGGGTGTTGGCAGATAGCTACATGTCCGGAGGAGGATAAAGAGGAGCTAGAGAAGCTGGTTCTAGATAGTTATATAGTTATCTATGGGGATGACCATGTTTATAACAAAGGGAATACGCGTGTCTCACATTACCTTAGTGGGCATGCATTTGCCGCCTTCTTGAAGAATTATTTTGATGTGGATCTACGAGATATACAGGATGGGGTTAGTTTTCTGACTCAGACGTATAAGGGCCGTATAGTCAGTCGTGGGTCTTGTTTTCTTCGACATTTTAATGTCCTCAATCCTGACACAGGGCCCGGGCAGTCAAGGTATATTCCTTTTCGAGAGACGTTTGAATACATAGTCCGATGTGTTTGGGGCAGAGAGAGCAAGCAGCGAGATTTGTTTGATGTGTTATTGTCCACAATAGGCCATGCGTATGGGACGTATGGGTCAAATTATGAGGCGTATTTGATACTTCAAATGCTTAACGAAGAGTTGATGGAAGAATTGAAGATTCGTGACTCCGAGTCCTTAAAGGCAG